TTCTTCCCGAGGTCCAATTGCACGAGCATCCCCTTGCGGATCGCCTCAGGGATTTTCATTCCGAAGCCGTGCTCCAACTGGTAGATCATCTCGTTGATGGATTTCAGGCTCGAATTAACGTTGAAGCCCTGCTGGACAGCCTCGGTGAACTCCTTGAACGAGTCAGGCAGTTTGTGTAAAACGTTGCCCACTTTTGCCCATCCGGTCTCGATCTCATGCGCCAAAGCCTTCGCGGCCTTCTCCGCCTGCTTCGCCGCCTTCTCGGCGGTATTGCCGAGCAACAGCCAGTCGCCGGTAGGTTTGGCGAGGCTGGTGGTTGCAGCGCTGGTAGCCGACACCATGGCCTGCCCTGCCGCCTTCGCCTTCTCAACGACGCCACCAACAGCACTCGTGACTCCATTCCAGGCGTCGCCCATCGCTTTCAGTGCCGTCGAGACTCCGGGCAACTTCGAGAACCAATCCCAAAACTCGGACAGCTTTTTCTTGATCGCGTCGAGCGCCTCTTTGACCGGATTCAGCGACAGCAACCACTCGCCGAGTTTCCACGCGCCCCAGGCCGCGGCAACAGTGGCGGTGACGACTGCGAGGGTCTGCATAGTGAGCACGAGGCCGCCGAGCATGGCAGGGCCGGTAAGAACACCAACGCCGGCCGAGATGCCGGCGATGGAGGCGCCCAGTACGCCGAGGGCAACGAGCACAGGCCCTGCGGCCGCAGCGATGGCCGCCAGGGCAATCCCGATAGACTGCGCCTCGGGAGAGAGCGCCTTGAAGGCGTCAATGGCCAATTTGGCGGCGCCGATTAGCGGCTCCATGGCACTCATAGCAGACTGCGCCGCAGGTGCCAGAGCCTGTCCCAGTTCGGTCAGGACAGCAGTAATCTGATCCTTGATATTGGACCAGTGGCCGGCGACAGTCTGGCTCTGCTTTTCCATCATCCCGCCGAACTTTTCGTTGAGAGCGTTCAGCAGTTCCGGCACTGCACGACCAGCGGACAACATGCCTTTTTCCGCCAGCTTCATTACCTCGGGAATCGTCTTCCCCATTCCATCGGCGAGGATCTTCCACGCGCCGATACCGGCCTCAGCCAACTGGTTGATCTCTTGCGTCGATACCTTCCCCTTGCTCTGCATCTGACCGAGCGCCAAAGTAACCCGGTCGATCATTTGGGCGCCGCCACCGAGAGCCGCTGCGGCATTCCCGATGGCATTCAGGCTCGGAATAACCTGGTCGGCGGTAAAGCCGAGAGCCTGAAGGCGCCGCGCTGCGTCAACTAGGCCAGGGAATTCGAACGGAGTCGAGGCAGCAAACGAGCGCAACTGATCCAGGAACTTGGTCGCTGCCGACGCTGAGCCGAGCATCGTCGTGAAGGCAATTTTGGCCTGCTCGAAGTCGCTCCCCATCTTCAGTGCAGCGGCGCCGACGTTCATGAGAGGCCGCGTGATTGAATCAGTCAGGATAGAGCCGACCTCACGCATGGCACCGGCCAACTGTTGCCGCGCCATGTCCTCGATAGAGGCGAAGGCCTGGTTCAATTGTTCGAGGTTTACCCCGATCCTGAATAACATCCCCTCTTCGTTCACTTTTTACCTCCTATCACCGCAGCGAAGCTCGCCATCTTGTCTTTCAGCGCCTGCCGCTGCTCCTGCGCCATACGGCGCGCCGCAGCCTCTCCGCGCGATCCGGGCATGAATAGCTCGGCGTCCAGTACTGGCGCCTCCTCTGAGGCTCGGTTGGCGTTATAGATTGCGGCGCATGTCATGGCGTGTCCGTAGATTCGATCCTGGCGGTCTTCATCGAACTTCGCCCACAAGGCCTCCAGCATGGCTGGAGAGAGCGACCAGAACTCCGCTTCAGCGAGCCCCAGGCGCGCCCGGGCAGCCGCCCATAGGTCTATCCACCCCGGAGCGGGTTCCGATTGCGTGGCGGGGCTGTTTTCGGCCTTCTCTCGCGCCCCTATTAGCTCTCCAGCGGCGGTCATTGCGGCCCGGTAGACCGCTGGAGGCCATGCGCCGACATGCCGCAGCGTCAATTCCGGGTGCTGAGGCGACGCCAGGGACCAGATCAGGGAGCGAAACGTGACTCGATTCAGTTCCGGCGCCGCCCCTGCAACCGTCTCGAAGCGGTACATAGCCAGCAGGGTAAGCGCCAGAGTGTGCGACCGGCCCCCAGGTCCGTCGATTCTACGCTGAGGGACCAGCGGGGATAGTCCAGACATAGACGACGTGTTCGCGGTCGGGGCAGGTAACCCTGACTTCTTCGTTCGGCTCCCACTCTGGCATCGCGAAATCGTGCGACACGACAAGCGCCCCTGGTTTCATTTCGCTGAGCAGTTTGTTTTTCAGTTCGGCATTCGAGGTGCCGAGCAGGTAGAGGAAGACGACATCGGATCCAGAGATATCCGCGTCGCGGATGTCGGTGTTGAAGACCTTCACCATCTCGTCATGCCGGTATTTGTTTTCCAGTTTGTCGTACCGGTTGACCTCGCGCTCGTAGCCGAATACTGTCGCGGCGCCGGCCTCCCGGGCAGCGTCCAGCAGGCGCCCGTCACCGGCCCCCAGGTCGGTGACCGTGTCACCAGGTTTGACAAATCTGGCCATCACCTCGACGACGTTTTCCGGCGTCGGTACAAACGGAGCCAACTGGCCCTCGAACTCTGGCGGCCCCGACATCTGGCGCAGATAGTGCTCGATCAGAGATCCACAGGCACGCATCACCTCCAGGCGAATGCCCTGGTCCGCAGACAGCCACTCGCCGACCTTGCTCACCGTTTCCGGTTTGCCGGCGAATTTTTGCGACTGACTGAGGCATGTCCAGGCGAGGAGCCGCATGGCGCGCATTTTCTCGGCCGGCGATGCACCAGGCGCTGCAAGGCGCTGGCCCAGGGCGAAAAGGTCATCGCCGGTCAGTTCGTACAAGTCGATAACTGCGTTCTCGTTTAGGGTGAGGCGGCGTTTGGCGCCGCCTACCATCAGGTCGAAATGCATCGTCGATTCCCTCCGATTGGTCACACTACACGCTGAAATCGGGCAGGCCAGTACCATCGAGCGTGATGGAGCCGGTCCGCAGACCGCCAACAGGGCGGCTCTGTTTAATGCTGGCGATCACCGCGTTGAACTGCACCGTGGTGGTCCCGCTGTCGGTTTCCACGATCTGGTAGGTGCGCTCTGCGCGCTGTTTCATGACGTACAGCAGACCAGTCGTGTCGTTTTGCGTCGCCGCGGTCGGCGTCCAGTTCACCATGAACTCGACGGGGCCAAAGCTCAACAGCGTAGGCACCTTAGTTACCCATGGCGTCGCGGTGCTGTGGCTGGTGGACTCTTCCACGCGAGCGTTGACGCCCCAGGTGAAGTCACGCACCTCGGCGATCGTCGTGGGCGACGTGGCGCTCGCATCGGAGCAGATTTTGAGCAGAGTACCGAAGGCGGTCTCCGCAGTGGTCGAAAGAGACATGTGTTACTCCCTTCTTTTTTTTGGAATCAATTTCAGACGCGGAGAACGCTGATAAGAACCTCAGCGTGATCGGCCTCGAAGTACAGCACGCCGGAAGACTGCCGCCAGCCTTCCAGGCCGAGCGGCCCGATGAATTTGATGGCTCCTGCGGCCAGAGAAAACGTCACATCACCGGTACGGTTCTTGTCGTCGGCCGTGCTCGTGATGGTCACGTTCCGCGTTGAGGCGCCGCTGTTGCGGAAGATGATGATCTCCCGCCCGGTCAGTTCAGTCTGCTCCTTGTTCGTGGTATCCGCTGCGGTTGCCGTTACCGTCGTCGGCGCCGTCGGATATTTGCCGCTCGTGGTGGCGGCGGTGTGGCTAACTCTCGCCATTCATGTCCTCTTTCTCCCCCCGATCTATGAACTCAACGACCTCGCCGTCAGGTGCGTACAGTGTGGCCTGCGCCCGGCGCCGCGCATCCTCTTCCAACTTCGCCGGCAGTCCGTGGACCTGCCACCAGTGAGCCTTCACAGTCGCGAGGTTTTCGTCGTCAAATTTGCACGCAGGGCACTCATGGATCAGCACCCCGCAGTAATCGTGCGTAGCGAAATCAGGCATCTGGACTCCTGTAGACGAACATAAAATCGAGGGCCAGGCCGAACAGCTTCCTCTCCCTGTCGAGGCCTAACGATGTTCTGTTGACCTTTGCGCTGCGGCCGATCTCGATATACCCGATGGACGGATGGCCCCATTGGCCACGCTTGCCATCGAGACGGCGCGCAATGACGGCGGCGACGTGTGCGGCCTTGCCGGAACAGGGCGCCCACACTGTAAGCTGATACCGCGCCCGTTCGAGGCCGGCGTGGCCCTGCTGGTTGTGCTCGGATACCTCGCTGATCTGCTGCACGACGACAGCCGGCACAGCGGCGCCCTGTGGCAGGATGTCAGCGAACCACCGATCTTCGATCAGGAACGTTAGCTCGTCACAATCGAGGGCATATGTGCGCAGCGCTTCCTCGAATAGGATCATCGCGTGATGAACCTCCCGAAGTGGCTCGCCGCGGCATCACGCATCGCCTCGCGCACCGTCTGGCGCACCGGCCCCATGCGCTCGTCGATGGCAGGCCGCAGATATGGCCGCGCGCTCTGGTGGTAGTTGCGGCCCCGGCTATCCTGCCCGATGAAGCCATACTCGATGCGGCGCGCATACGGCGCCTGCGCCTTCACGATGACCATGTTCTCGCGGTCCGTGCCGGACGAGATAGACCGCCGCAGTGTGCCGGTCTTATAGGGCGCGCGCTGGCGCGCCAGGGTAGCGATCTCGTCGGCCTCATCCAGCAGGCGCTCGTGCAATTCCCGCGCCAGGGCAGGCGAGAAAGACTGGAGCCGGTCGCGGAAGGCCGTCGTCATTTCGAATCGTGCTGTGAACACAAATCCTCCAGCGGATCGGTGATGAACACCGGAACCTCGAACTTCTGTATCAACCGCTTGGCGACAAACCTTGCGTATTTTTTTGGATCGTTGCCGTCTGAGGCAGGCGCATAGCCGCCGTATACGCCAGGTTTGCCGGCGAAGAATTGTTCGAGTGTCAGGTTGCGGCCGACGTTCAGTTCCACCTGCCGGCGCAGAGCGAACCAGCCAGCCTCAGGAGTCGGGAACTTCACGAACCCATTCACGACGGGCCGCTTCCCCCACGAGCGAAGGTTGCCCGGGTTGTTGTTCTTAGCGGGCAGGGAATCCGGGTTCGTGAACCCCTCCATAATCGAAATCGATTCGGCGATCACATCCACCAGTTCGCCGCGCGTCACGAGATCACCTCCAGCATCAATTTCGTGTGCGCTTTGATGCTCGAATGC